GGTGAAGGTGTGTTTGGTCCTCGTGACTATCGCAAGATGAAGAAAGAGGACGCTTTTGAAATCTGGCAGAACTATCAACGTTCATTTGCTGGTGGACAAACTGTGACTACAGCTAATGAAATTGCATACGGTATGTCTGCAGATGAAAAGACTCAGAGAAGACTAGGTGCTGGTTACTACCTATTTGATAAGATGGATAATGTATTTACTGGTAAAGGTTCTATGGCTGAGATGGGTGATGCCATCTGGGATTATACTAAGGCTGGAATTTATGACCCTGCCACAATCCTTTCGTTTGGTGTAGGTAAACTACTAAGTTTTGGTGCTACAAAAGCAAGCAGTGCTGCAGCACGTTCCCTTCTTATCAAGGGTTACCAACAATACCTTAAAAATGGAATGACTAAGACTGCAGCAAGACAAGCTGTTGCTAAGGTTGTTGCTAAGTCTGCGCCTATAACTGCAGCAGATGCTATGATTAACATGGGTGCTGATGTAGCTTATCAATCACAATTAATTGATGCTGGTGCTCAAGAGGAATACAGTAAGGCACAGACAGCATTCTCTGCTGCGGGTGCAATGTTTATACCTGCTGCCTATGCAGGTAGTGCAGCCTTTGGAGCACTACGTAAGTCTGGTAAGATGGACTGGGCATTTATTGGGTACAAACAATTAGATGATGATGTATTTAAATTAGGTAAAGAAGAAGCTAAAAGATTATTAGATCTTAGGGTTGATAAAGTTAGTATATCGTCCACAATGCTTGACAACTTTGACTCTCGTAATAAAGATCTTTTGAACTGGGAAGATGCTAAGATAGTAGCTAAAGAAGGCATAACAAAACGAAACGAAAAGGTAACGGACATTGTTCTTACTGATGCTTTCTACAAAAGATTTTTCTTTGGTGACCCAGAGAATAAACAGAAAGGTTTTTGGGAGGCTCTCAAGGATGGAGGGTTTGTAGTACACAAGACAATGCTTGAGGACAACACTAGGACAGGTGTGTACGGCGAGGCCATTAAAGATTATCTTTCAGATGCTGCGGCTGAAAAAGCTATGAAGAATTTTGAAAAAGCTTCAGGAGAAAAGCTGGGTATTGCTTACAACTCTAAAGCTTTGTCGGATCACTTTGTAAATAGAACTAGTACTGCTGGTAGTATCCTATGGACACCCTCTCAATTATCTCGCTTAGATAATTTTAATAACAGTGGACTGATTAATACCGTAGGTAAAAAGATGGGTTCTTTAGGTGAGATGATAGGTAAAGATGGGGGCAACTTAGGGTTAAATGCTAAGGAAGCATTAGAAGCTTTTGGTTCTAGTAAGGGGGCAAAGGATAGCCCTAGCTACGGTTCTTTTGGACTGTCTATTTATAAACGTATGATTACATCTCACCTGTCTACTTCAGGTGCTAACCTAAAAGGTTTTTCTCAGCTTGTATCATTAAATACAGCAGCAGATTTTTTTACAGCAGCTGCTAATTTAAGTCAAGCTGGTTTTCAAAAAGCTTGGAAGGGGGATGCTGATAAGGCGACTATGTATTATAACAGAGCTTGGGGTTCAGCTACTGGTGCAATACGTCGAGGTGCATCTGTACTATCTCCTGATTTAGAGTATGACTATGCAGTTAAAATACTTGCAGAGTTTCCAGAGACAGCAAACAAATTATTTCGTGATATAGCAGGTGATGGTGGTGTTAATGATAGCCTTAAACATTTTAATTTAGATGCTAAGGGTAAATTAAATGCTAAAGGAAAACTAATAAATCCTAAGGCAACCTTAGATCCTAAGGGTGCAATTTATAAAACAGCAAAAACTTTTGATGCAGTCACAAAAGGTGCCCAAACTATTAGTTTGGTTCGTTTACAAGATGAAGTAACTAAGACTTGGGCGTTTGGAACCAATGTTAATCAGGCTATAATGAGAGAGTATGGAGTTTTACCTGAAAAATTTCTTTCTAGGCCTGATGTTAGTCTTGAAATGGCTACACCTAGATTTCAAACTAATGTACTAGAGAAAGCTACGTTCAGAACATTAAGGGAAACCGCATCGGTAAACTGGTCAACACTACCTACAAATAATGCCTTTAGATCAGCTGCAACTTGGATTGAATACGCCACAAACAAAACACCAATAGGATTGGTTGTTCCTTTTGGAAGTTTTCTAAACACTACGATAGCTACGATGGCAGATCTATCAGGTGCTAATGCTTTTAGATTTGGAGTCTACAATAAGTTATTAAAAAAAGATTTAGATTTTGTAACTCAAGAGGGAGCAGAATCTTTTGGTAAGATGGCAGCTGGTTGGACAGCAATTGGCGTTGGTCTGTATGGAGCTAATGGTGCATACGAAAGAATAAAAGAAGGGTTAGCATATAACCAAGATAGAAATAATGATGGGTCTATTGAGGACCGTACCTTTGATTGGCCTTATTCGACTATACGATTGACTAGTCAGATAATAGCACACGCTACTTTAAATAAAGATCCTGATACTGACTTTCTTCCAATTTCTGCAGATAAATTTTTGTTTTTAAAGGGGTTTAAATGGGAGGAAGTTCCTCCAGATCTTTTGAGAGAACTTAGAATGCAATTGGGTGGTCAATCACTACGTGACCTGACAGACTTTGAAAAATCATTAGCTGAATATGGAACTAATATAGCTGCTGCGAGTCAAGGTAATGAAAGTGCGATTGAATTAGCATCTAATCTCACTGGTTCAATTGTTATGCCAGTGTTATCTAAAGTTGCAGCAGGTGTAACAAGACCTCTAGATCCAGTCAATCAGGTATATGGTTTATTAACTGACGCTAATATGAATCCTGATATGAAGCAGGGGCCAGAGAACTGGAACAAAAGTCTAAGGTATATAAACAATCTATTTGATGGGCTAGGGTCTTCATCAAATCTACCTACTAAAGCTACGACAACTAGAGGTACTCTTAAGAATATTGATGCGGGTAAACAACTTCTTGGTGTTCGTGGTGGACAAGGCGAACCTAATGGTATTGAATCCATGTTAAACGCTGCAGGTAAATCTAGCTGGAGGACTATTAGTTTTAAGACTGAACCTGCAGTAAGAAACTATATGAATAAACTTATAGCCCCTTTCTTAGATACAGCAGCACGTAAGTTCCTAGCTAAGAACCCTGAATACTATTCAATGTCTTTAGCGGATAAGGAACGAATTATTAAGGCAGTTATTGTTGAAGCAAAAAAGAATGTAACTTCTATAATGAAAGATAGTCCCATACCCCGTAGTCTAGAGGTGGTAAGAATACTTTCAAAAGAAAATAAAGGTCAACTCAAAAAAGTTATGAGTCTTCTTGGTATAGAAGGAACTCTCTCAGAAATACTTGAAGGAGAGAATCCCTTAGAGACTCTTAACCAAATAAAAATTTTGATGGAAAGCTATGAAGATATTTGGCATGGAGATCTTGAACTAGACTAGTCATCGTCTTCATCCATAAGGTCTGCCCAGTTGTAGGCTTCCCTCTTAACTTCTTCCACATGACCAAGGCCCCTACCGCTTGCAAGTAATCCAGCTAAGGCCTGTCCTGCTAGATACCTGCGAGAGGTTAGGGGTTTTTCTTTTGGTCGGTTCTTTTTTACATAAGCCTTAGCCTCTTCTTCAAGAGGTGGCAAGTCATTCTTAGATCTCTTGGTTGGTCTGCCCATGGGTTACCCTTACTTATGTTTCTCTGCCAAAGCTTCATTCATCTTACGTAAGTACCACTCAGCCTTCTTCATGTCCTCTGCAGGCTTCTGCTTATAACGATAGCGGTGTTGGTACTTAATCATATTGCCATGACAGTAGGCAATAAAACCATCAAGCCCTACGACTTGTTTGATATAGTCAATGCACTCAATCCCACCCATGTTGTAATGGGCGGGACGATGTACAGGGTCAAAGTGTTCAACTTCTGTGCTGCCTACTTCTTGTTTGAGATAAGTTTCTTTAATCATGCAGTCACCAGTTCAGCTGAGGTATAAGGTATGTGAAAGAATAGTTCACCCTTCTGTATGTACCTACCCTTAGCTTCAGCTAAACTTTCTTTTGTTAGTAGAGTATCTTTGATACGCCAAGCTTGCTTCATGTCTTCACGGAATACATAGAAGTTTAACACACCATTAGTACCCTCATACTTATCTAGTAGGCGTTGCTTACGCTCAGGGATACGGATCTCTTCCCAATGCGCAGGCCAATCTTCTTTCCAGGCTACCTTTACTTCAGCCTCATTGAAGTATGTGTAGCCATCCTTCTGAGATACTACATCAACAAAGTAGTTCTCTTCCGTATTCACAATGGTGTGGCCCTTGGTTTCTAGTAGATCTACTAAAGTATCTTTAGCTTTCTTGTCGTAAGCTTGATACAATGCACGGTTAAAACTTTTACGTACTGGTTTCATAATTGTATTTCCTCTACACTAGGTCTACGATTTCACAGGAATCACCAGAACAAGCTAATGTCTGACTACCTGCAGTGTTGTCTTCTTTCTCATAGTTTGATAGTAATGTCCAGTCAATATCCTTAGGCATACAAGACAACAATGTTTTATAGTCTGTC